CCAGACAATAAATATTTAAAGGTAACAGATAAGAAAATCTAATGGCATTAACATCATACACAGAACTGAAAACAAGTATTGCTAATTACTTGAATCGATCTGATTTAACTTCGGTTATTCCTGATTTTATTACATTAGCAGAATCCAAGCTAAATCGTATCTTGCGTTTACGTGTGATGCAAAAAAGAGTTTCTACAACTACAACAGCTAGTGACGCTTTTATTGATTTACCTAGTGACTTTTTAGAAATGGTACAATTTTTTGTTGACAGTAATCCTAACGCCATTTTAGATTATGTTAACCCTACAGAAATTGAATTAAACAACCTAAAAGATTCTAGTGGTACACCCCAACAATATACGATTATGGGTAATGAAATTAAATTAAACCCTATTCCTGATAGTACCTATACATTAAAATTATCTTACTTTGGTAAAATACCTGCATTATCTAATTCTAATACCACTAATTATATTCTTTCTAACTACCCACAAGTTTATTTGTATGGTGCTTTGGTGGAAGCTCAACCTTATATCATTAACGATGAACGATTACCTACATGGTTAACATTGTATAATGAAGCTGTACAATTAATAAATAGAGACGATGAGCAAGGCAGATATTCTGGTCGTACTGCTTTTGCTATGAAAACAGACTCAGCAAACCCATAAAGGAGAATAAAAAATGTCAGCAATGTCAGACTACTTAGAGAATAAATTTCTCGATCACTTTACAGGAACTGCTAGTACATCTGCTCCTGCAGCTGTCTATCTAGCCCTGTTTACTAGCAATCCAGCAGACGATGCTTCTGGTACAGAAGTTTCTACCTCTGGAACTGCCTATACAAGAAAAGCCATTACTTTTGGTTCTGCATCTAGTGGATCTATTTCTAGTAATGCCGATGTAACTTTTGATCAAGCTACAGGTGGTGGATTCGGTACTGTATCACACTTTGGTATCTTTGATGCTTCTACAGCGGGTAATCTGTTGTTCTACGGAGCATTTACTTCATCTAAAACTATTGAAGCGGGAGACGTATTTAAAGTATCATCTGGTGATCTAACAATCACAGCTGCTTAATGCCTTCTGGCCCATTAACATTAGAACAACTAGATAACTTCGGTACGCTTGATAGCTTACCTGTAAGTTTAGATTCTAGTGTATGGACTAGTACAAAAACTGCCTATGATGGCAGTGGTTTTTTTGACTATGGTAATGTAGGAACTAGTATTGATAACCTAGTTCTACTAGGAGATTTAGATAACCTACCTTACTCTTTAGATTCTGCTAATTATACTACTACCACTCTTAGAGAGAATGGTGGTAGTATTAGCACTAACGCTACTGTTAATGCGATTGGTGGTCTCTTAATTACCAATGATGCTTCGGTATCAACTTCTGTATCTATAGCTACTGTTGATGTTCTTGTTACAAGACTCAATGATGCTAGTGTTTCTACAAGTGCTACGATTGCTGATGTTGATCCTACTGTTATTGAAACAGGCAATCCTTCAGCAGTTATTACTGTATCAACTGTTGCCAATGTTGATTCAACAAGAATACGATTAACAGATTCTTCGGTATCAACTATTGCGACTATAGATAGTTTTGTTGCCCAAGTAACAAAGTTTGGTGATAGTTCTATTAGTACAGTATCAAATATTAATACTGTAGATAATGTTCGTATTCGACCTGGTACTCCAGATGCTGTTTCAACAGCGGTTACTATTGCTGATGTTGATTTATTAGTTACAAGATTAAACGATGCTTCTATTAATGTTGAGGCGACAAGCACTGCGAATGGAGCTTTTGAAGTTCAAGCAGTAGCGGAAGATTCTAACACAATAGTTAGTGCCTCTGCTGATCCTAGTGCTATCTTTTCACCTGTGTTGACAACAACAGCACAAGCAACAACAACAAGTATCGCTTCACCGATTGGATTTAATTGGTCTATTATTACATCGCCAGAAACAGAAACATGGTCAGACTTAACATCTGATGTGACGGAAACATGGAGTGATGAAACATCAAATAACAATGAAACATGGGAAGCTGCATAAAGGATAAAAAATGAGTTTTGTAAAATTTGGAGAATTATTAAAGGACTTACCTGATTATCGTAATCCTGGTTGTTTAGAAGCCAACAATGTTATCCCTTATGGAGATGGGTATAAACCTCTTCCTAGTCTCAATATTGTTTCTGATGCTTTAACTAATAGAGCACAAGGATTAGCAGTATTACGTTCTACTGACGGAACAATACGAGTCGTAGCGGGAGATAGTTCTAAATTATATTTATTAGATGGTTCTTCTTTTAGTGATGTTTCTCAATTAGGTGGATACACAGTATCAAGTTTAGGTCAATGGTCTTTTACTATTTTTGGTAATCGTATTATTGCCTCTGCTATTGGACAAAATATTCAATCTTATGAGATTGGTACTTCTACAGAATTTGCTGATCTTGTTTCTCTTCAAACAAAGTTTGTTACTACTGTAAGAGACTTCTTAGTAACAGGATTTAATGCGAGTCAATCCCAACGTGTTCGTTGGTCTGCTATTAATGATCCTACTGATTTTACTGTATCTCAAACAACCCAATCTGATTTCCAAGACTTAGTGGGAGATCATGGTCAACTCCAAATGATTAAAGGTGGAGAGTATTTAGTTGCCTTTATGGAACGAGCTATTTATCGTGGCGATTACGTGGGAACTCCATTAATTTTTCAATTCACGAAAGTAGATTCTAATATAGGCGTATTGAAATCTGGTAGTGTTGTTCAATATGGAAATAACTATTATTTCTTAGCAGAAGATGGTTTCTATATGTTTAATGGTCGAACTGCTGTTCCGATTGGTGCTAATAAAATAAACAAGTTTTTCTTTAATGATTTATCCAATACATATTCTGATAGAATATCAGGTGCGGTTGATCCTCGTAATCAATTAATTGTATGGGCTTATCCTTCTCAAAGTTCTAGTGGAGAATTAAATAAGTTAATTATGTGCAACTATTTAACTCAGCGTTGGTCAACAGGAGAAGTCAATACACAAATCTTAGGACAAGCACAAACTCCTGGTTATACATTAGAAGAACTAGATACGATTAGTTCTAGTATTGATGATCTTAATCTATCCTTAGATTCACCCTTTTGGGCAGGATCAAGATTATTCTTATCTGCATTTAATACTGATAAAAAACTAGCGACATTTTCTGGTGAACCAGGAATTGCTAAATTATTATCTAGTCAAATAGAATTAGAAGGAAGAAGATCTAGTTTAAGAAATGTTCGCCCTATTGTAAGTGGTGGAACAACAACAGTTCAAACCTCTTCTATTAATAGACAAGGTGATACAGAAACGCTAAAATCTGCTATTAGTCTAACGGATAGTGGTGATGCTCCTATGAGATGTACTGGTCGATATCATAAAGTTCAATTAAATATTACAGGCGACTTTGATGATTGTTTAGGATTTGATGCTGAACTCGTTAATGAAGGTAAACGATGACACAGAACTTTCTTAAAGTACCTACATTTACTGATAATCAAGATGAACAAAATCGATTAACTGCTAATGCTATTAATAATATTTTAGACGGAAAGATTAACTCTACAGGATCATTCACTACTGACGGAACTAAGACTTTAAAGACTGTTATTGATGCCCGTTGTGGTGGTAATAGTGTTGTTTTATTTGTACCTACAACAGTCGATGCTGCGGGAGAATTGAACCACATGTGGTTATCTGCTACAAGAAATGGTGAGTTTGATATTGGTCATCGAAATCACACAAAGAACGTAGCCTATAAATATGTCATCATTGGGTAGAGTAATAACACAAGTACCTGTAGAAGATTTAGAGTTTATTTGGTCACAAGTTAAACCTCAAATAGAAAAAGCCTTAGACGGATCATACTCTAGTTATGATATACTTGAGTATATAAAGCAAAATAGGATGCAACTATGGATTAGTTGGAATGACGGAATAGAAGCATCTTTTGTTACTGAGGTTTGCGATTATCCTCAACTGAGGGTGATGCGTTGGGTTTTAGCTGGTGGCTCTAATATGGAATCATGGCTAGACCTAGTGACAAGTAAAGTCGAAGATTGGGCCAAAAGAAACAACTGCCAACGATTAGAGATTGTTGGAAGGAAAGGATGGACTAAAGTTTTGAGAGACTATGAACCTCAAGCAGTATATTTTGTAAAGGAACTAAAATGAGTAAAGGATCACAACCCACACAACAAGCAAGTACAGTAACAGCAGAACCAGGTGAATTTGTAAAACCATATTACGAAGAAGCTCTACAACAAGCACAACAGTTATATCAGTCAGATGTACCTCAATACTTTCCAGAGGCTACTTATGTGCCTTTTTCTGGTCAAACAGAAGCTGCAATGCGATTACAAGAACAACGTGCTTTAGCTGGTAGTCCATTACTCGGTTCAGCACAACAAGAGATTCAAAACATTTTATCTGGTCAATATTTAGATCCAGCAACTAATCCTTATCTACAACAAACATTTCAAAGAGCTGCGGGTGATGTTCAAAGCCAATTAGGTTCGATGTTTGCTAAAGGTGGTCGATATGGCTCTGGTGCAATGGCAGAAACTGCTGGGAGAAGAATGGGTGATATTGCTTCACAAATTTATGGTGGTGCATATCAACAAGAACGTGCAAGAC